TGCTGGATGTTACTCTAACTCGGATAGACTCGACATCAACGTTCGAGTTAGGTAAAATATAACGCTGATTTGGAAGTGAATAATCGACGTTGAAGAGTTTGGTGAGGTAAATTCCTTCATATACAGTGATATTATCAAAAACAGCAACGTTTTGGTCGTTTACTGCAACAACAAAGTCTTCAGGAATAGAGAAAATGTAATTTCCACCCTGAACATTACCCAAAACAACGGTTCCAGCCTTCAAAGTAACGGTTCTAGTGTCATTTGTTCCCAAATCTACAGTAAAATTGATTACTGCCTCTGCAGAACTAGACGATCTTGGAACATAACCAATGTTTCTAGCGAGGGAAACAACATTTTCACGCAATGTTGCGCTGTCAAGAAACACTTCATTGACTGCCATGTTGGTATTGTAGGCAGTAATGTAAGTATTATACGCAAGAATATCGATTAAGATGGAAAAATTGGACCCTTCGAAGTCAAAATCCGAAAAATCCGTGTTTGTCCTAAGGTAATCCTTGATTTGATTCCTTATTCCATCGAAATCTAGGTTTGTAAATTGGTTAAACGCCATTATTGTCTAGTTGGCTGGAGGAGGAACTCAACATTTTGCGTAGGAAAAGGCAATCCTACGATGTCATATCGAATAGAACATAATAATTCATTAGAATCTTCTGGATATGTTACTACAATCTCTGTAGTAGAAACCCTAGGTTCATAGTTGTCGAGCAAAATTCGAATTTCATCTTCGATAGATGCTGCAACTTCAGGTGTTTGGAGTTCAAACATCTGATTTTCTATCTGTGAACCCAGGATTGGTTGGAAAAATCGTTCTCCCACACGAGTTCTAACAAGATTTATAACCGATCTCTTAATCGCATCGTCGTTTTTTAACGGTGTAATATCGTTTGTAACTGGATGGCGACGAAAAGATAGACTAATATCCTTGAAAGATCTAGAAATCGTGCTTTTGCCAGCAGTAGTTTTTGTTTTTCTGCTAGCATCGAAGTGCCTAGACATGGATTTTCCCGTCTTTAATTACTATCTATATCACTTTTTCCATCTTTGACCGTAAGTAGGCTCAGTGCCGTACTCCCAATCATCATAATCTTCATCATTTCGGATCTGTTCGTGTAGTCTATTCTGCCTCTTAATGTCATTCAAGTGGTCGTATGAAACTTCACGAAGCAATTGATCACTTTTTGGGTCTGTAATGAGGTATTTTGTACCCCAATTTTCCATCATATACTCTGAATTAGAGTCTGGAACTGGATGGTTCGACATAAAATCTCTCCTAAACGTTCTGCAAGCAGAACTTTTAAGGAGGTTTCTATCTCCGTTTTATTTATTGGACCATTTCCAGTGGTTATTAGGCTGCTCCCACCAGAAGTGGAGGTCTTCCATGTGATCATTATAGTACAAACTTACAAAATCGCTCTTAAACTTGCTGTTTGAGTTCTCACAAAGAGCGACTGTGTAGTATTCTTTATTGGAGAGTAACTCCATTTGCTGTGTAATCCAAGTATAATTCCCTCCTCGGATAACTCCAGCTTCAATTAAAACAAAATTTTCCCATCTTCTCGACCAATCGACGAATCTTTCTGCAAATTCAATTTGATAGTCGATCTTATCTTCATCGGGAAACGGCACATTTACCGCCTCAATATGAAAAATCTCCCCATCCATAGACAATGAATGGGAGAGATGTTGTGTTACTATCGCAGAATAGTCAGGAGAGACCATCAAGAAACACGTTTTAGAAGGATGAATGTCAATCTTTGACATTTTAATTCTATACGTCATCTCTTGGATCAGAGCCATTTCCTGATCCTGCGATATAAACTTAAGGGTTTTCACTATTCAACCAGCTGCAAGAGGCGAATGGGGACTTGGTTCTGACTTTGCAGCCTCGCGTCTACCACCACCTACAACATAGTTGAATGTTTGTGCATCATCTGCTGGGGATGGTTCTGCGTTTGGAGACTTTCTAGGATCGGAATCTGCCATGTTATCGTCCTTGACCTCGGTAACGTTTGCGTTTCGCATTTGCGGAACTAGCAGAATATTTAGTATTCTTTCCAGCTCCCTGTCTCGTTTTCTTCGGGCGAGATTCAATGATCTGTTTGCCTGAACGAGAGATCTTTTTAACAGCCATTATTTAGTCCTTAAAGTTGGTTTTCGCGATTTTTTTGGGTTGACGACGCGCTGTGAAACGCGCCGCCGAGAATATAAGAATCAGATGACTCGGGTCTTTTCGTGACCAACGCGGATGGTAGGATCACACCAGATCTCATAACCACACTCTTTGGCATCCAGACAGAACGAGACATCCTCTCCACACATATCTTGGACATCACCAGACTCAAACACTTGCATCTTAGGAGCAAACCAGGGATACTTGAGATCGGGGTTCTCAAACACGCCGTGCTTGATAAGGACCCAACCGAAACCAGTGTAGTCAACGGTGAAGGGTTTGCGACGACGAGAGATGGATTCGCCAGTTTCGTGGTTCATGACACCACCGTTCTTCGCGAAGTCATCTTCTTCCAGCCAGTGAGCAACCGAGGTGGTCTTTCCATCCTCAGTCATATACCAACCACATGCAATATCTTTATCCATTGCAACCAGACGGTAGAAACGCTCAGTATCGAAAACGATATCGGAGTCGATCCACAGTTGGTAATCGTACTTCAGTTTGCCATCCCAAGGCAACTGATCAGGACCACGGAGAACATTAGCACCCAGAACCTTACAACGTGCAAAGTTCACCATGGAGGAATAGTCTTGAGAGATCTGAATACTTGCACCTGCCTGTACCAGATCGAAACAGAGTTGTACAAAACTCTTCAGAAATTGATAGGATACTCCTCGACCAGGAAGACAGAAGACGATTGCCTTACCACGAATCATCTCGCGTGCTTCATCGAGATTAAAAGTTTCTTCGACTTTCTTGGGAGTAGGAGCGTTTGCTTTAACAGTAAATCCTTTAGCCATAACGTTGAATAGTGACAGTGATATTGTACCACAGCAATTCAGTCAGTGCAACAACTGTGGTGGTTGATTTATTTAGACTGTGCTGTAGGAACGATTTTCAGCTTCTCTTTAGATAACTCGTCGTCCTGATACCAGTCAAAGTACTCTTTCACAAAAACTAATTTGTGTTCGAGATCTTCTTTTCGGCAAGCACTAATAATTTTATGCTTGCCGATATAAACATCATAAGTTGAATTCATCTTGAATCTTACCTAATAGATCTTCCAGTTCTTGTTTTAAACATGTATTCAATAAGAACGTTTCATCATTTTCGATACGATACTGAATGGCTTCAACTAGAAGTTCAATTTCATATTGATCTACATCTAGTGACATATGCTTTATTCGTGTATATCAAATATTACTTATAAAGAATGTGATTTTAGTAACTTACTTCTTCATAAGGATGAAAAGTTTGATCGCCTACACGAACAGGCACAATGTCAATATTCCAAAGATCACGTTCTTTCAGTTCATCTAATTTATTCTGAAGTTCCTCATTAGAAATTGATGATGCTATTACAGTATAACCTTTATCATTTCTTTTATAGAGGTGAAATAGAGTGTCTTTTTTCATAAGAATCTCCGTATCTCCAAAGTATCTATGCCTTTAGGGTTCACAGATATCTACCATCATTCCATCCTTTACAATCCTATGCCTTTTCCCAGTAGACTTGGCACGTTGCTTGGCAGTCCTATAAGCATCCTGTTCGTGATACTTAGTCTGATAGTGTTTCCAATATCCGAATTGATCCTGATATTCTATATCGACCTTTGAGGGCATTTTATACTGGCAAAAATTTTTTAAAAGAGAAGATATTTCGATCTCGATTTTGGTCCGTTGTAGGTTAGGTTCCCTTAGCGCTTTTATATCGCGCTCCGCGCTATAACATAAGAACGCGAAGAACGCTGCTCAAACTGCCCGAGAGTTAGCTGCTCATAAGGTCTTTGTTTATCTATGCATGTTCGTGGTGGACATCGTTACATCATGATCTAAAAGTACTCTCCAAGAGTATTATAAACCCTCGGAGAGTTTGTGTCAACTACCTCATACGATTGACGCTTGAGGAGTGCTCTGACCCTGACGGTTAGTGTTAGTACGAAGACCCTTAGTTTGACTCATAACGAGCAGCGAACGCTTAGGTGCCTTGGTGGGTAGCACAGTGTACTTAATCTGCCCTTGAGTGTCAGCAATCAGGAGATCGAGTTTGCTAGCGGTTGCGACGTTGATGTTGCCCATGAGAGAGT